TGCTGGTGCTGGTGCTGGTGCTGGTGCTTCGGGAGGTGCATTTTGCATCGCTTCCCTATATGCCAATGCTTCCATCATTTCCTGATGTCTTTTCGCATCGTCACTACGAGTTTTCCATGGCATTGCGTCATCCATTGCTGTTGCTTTTTCATGTCGCACATCTTCTCTTTCTTGACCTTCTTTACGGCTTTGTTTTTCACCGGAAGTATGCGGATAAGGGTCTGCAATACCTTCCTCTGCAGCAGTAATAGGTTTAACACCGGGAGGAACTTGAGAGCCGGGGTCTAACCCAGCCTCTCTTGCCGCTATATCAGCATCTCTCATTTCTTCAGACTTGATTTGCATTATTTGATTTATCATGAATTTACCTTTTCTTCTATACAATTGTTCATTAGCATGCTTATCGCCAGTAGCAAAACCATCTACAATACTAGTCTTATTTTCCTTCATCGCTTGTTCATGTTCATCCATTAACGCACCAATAACATCACCTACAATTTCTGACATAGGTATATTTTGCAAATTTCGCCGTGTCAAATGACCAAGTTTTCGTTGCTTAGTCTGTGTTATGTTTGTACCACTAGGGCTTTGACTTACGGGGTAATAATCTTCTTCGCCATATCCGGGCTTACCGCCATGTGCTGCATCAAGAACTTGGCGCTGTTCCATCTCAGCAATTTGCCTTCGGATTTTAGCAGCCTCTTCTTCGTCACCTGCTTCTTCTGCAGCACGAAGATGGGCTTCTAATCTTTCAGGTTGTTCAAATACTTTTTCGTCACCCTTCTTACCTTGACTTACACCAAAGGCTTCAGGTAATTTTTCATGACTTTCAGTAGGTTGAATAGGAGTCCTAGCATCTTCATCACCAATCATTTCTAGCATCATACCTACATGCACATCAACAGCCTCAGTTAATGGTTGTTTTAATCTCTTTATTTCATCTGTAAGGAATTCATTTAATTCTTCTTCTTGACCTTGTGATGCTAATAATCTAGCATGAGGCTGGGTACTAACAAAAGTAAATAGGGAATCATTAATTTGCCTTTCTTTATTTACCCTTTCCTTTTCCTGTTGATATTCTAAATCAGCCGCCTTTCTACCAGCGATTGCAGTGTCATCTAAGAACTCACGACTTTGCTGTGCAAAATCTTGACCCTCTTTATGTGTCTTGATTTGAGACTCAAGTGCTTCTATTTGCGATTTTATGTCCATCCTTTGCTCATGTGTCATATTCTCAGAACTACTACCTAATTGGTATTCAGGAGGTAAATTTTCTTCATCTAAGTTTTCAGTTAAGAAATTAGCGATAGCCTCCATTGTAACATTCCTTGCGTTTGCTTTGTGTCTACCCAACGCATTGGTAGAAGGTTCATACCCTACTAATTGGTCAGTACTTGGTTCAGCAGGTCTTCTTCTTGTCGCTTTACCATAAGCCGCTCCCATCTGAGCCTGACCCAGTTTACCTCTACCTTCTGTTTTAAGTGAAGGGAAACCTTCGCCACCTACCATCGTACCGGGTACACCTTCAGGTGATAATGAAATACCCGTGCTATCATGATATTGCTGGAGATCTTCAGGTGAAAGTTCTTTTGTGTTTTCATGATATTGCTGGAGATCTCTTCCTAAGAGTTCTTTATGCTTTGGAGGATGGATGCCTAATTTCGCAAACGCCTCTACCGCATTTTCATCATGATGAATGTCGAATCCCATATTTTTTGCTACTTCTCGCCAAGGGCTTTCACGGTCATTCATTAATGAACCCATAATAGCAGTTCTCAAATCTTTAGGTTGGCCGTAATCTCTAGTTACTTCACCTGCTTGATCTCTTTTAATTCCAAATTGCTTTGGTACTGGTGGCGTAACGGCTACTCCCTTCCCCTCTTCATATTCAGGAATTCTACTTTGAATTTCTGCATGCCTTTTTGGAGCATCTGCATGCCATTGCTTTTTTTCTGCTTCAAATTCATCTTCAGCAGTAGCCAAGGCTGCATCATATGCTGCCTTTTCTTCTTTATATTGCGCCATATTTTTCTTTGTTCTTACGCCTACTGCTCCACCTTTATCAGCAGGTAATGCTCTTTGTGTTAAACTAACACCTTTATCAGCAGGGTGTACTGGTTTCCTAATCCCTTTCTCTTGTAAATAACTTGATAATGAGTGTAAATGTCTAGGCATCGTTTGTACAGTAGGTCTATCTAAACCTTCTAATTCTTTTTGTGCCCTTAGCCTAATTTGCTCTACTTCTGCGGGGTCATGCATTGCACTCTCGCTTTCGTCTTTGGGTTTGGTTGTTAATTCGTGAATTTGTCTTTGAAGTTCAGAAGCCCTTGCTTGCACTTTCTTTCTGTCCTCGCTCACCGGCTCCTTCCCGTCACCTTGCGTTGCTGCAAGCGCTTGTTCAACAGCAACAAGTTGAGATTTCAAACCTTCCATTACTTTATCATCACCAAGCCCAGTAGGTTTTGCACTTGTAGCAGCAGGCATAAGCACACGCCCCGCTAATCGATCTTTAAGTCCTTGTAACCTTTGCTCCATTCGTTCGCCAGCATCAATTTCTTTACCAGCATGTCGGGCTGCTAATTGTGCCCTTCGTTCATCACTGATGTCTTCAGGAACTGCAGTATATTCTTGCCCTCCCCCTTCAGTCCTTGGTTGAACTACTCGTACTATTTTACCTCGCCCAGTCCTCTTCAAACCCATTTGTTCTAACTTTTTGTCACCCTCTTCAAATGGTAAACGATTTATTTGTTCAGTGACCTCTTGGGTTTCTTCAGGAGAAAGTTCTTCGGTACCGCCCATCTGTGCAAAGACTCGACCTATATCTTTACCTGTCTTTTTGTGACGCTTAATACCAACTTCTGCAGGGCTTGCACCCTCACCAATTTGACGCAATGCTTCATCTCGTTCTGCCCTCGTCTTTCGACCTTCTACTGCAACCTCTCTACCAGTTTCAAATGTAGGAAGTGTATCTTCACTTATACCTTCAAGTAATGCTTCTATTGCTTCATCACCTTGAAGGCCTAATATATTGTGAACCTTAGTCCTTGCAAGTTCTGGATCTATACCATTTAATTCTAATACATCATCAAGATAACCGGGATTTTCTTTAGCCCGCCTCATTAATTCCGCTTTTTTTCCTTCAGTTGTACGAATATCAGTACCTCCCATGAATTTACTAGGTGGTTCTTCTTTAGATTCTTCAACTGCTACTTCTTCTCTTTTAGGAAATTTAACAGGATCTTTTAATTTTTTAGAAGGTAATTCTATTCCCAATTTTTCGGCTGCTTCTTTGACGCTACCGGGCTTCACCCCGACTTTACCTTCAGAAAGCCGCTCGTGTTGTTCAACTTCTGTTTTTTTGTCTTTAGGAGGAGTAGTAAAAGAGCGCATGGCTTCTTCATCTTTATCTCCATAACCTTTGACTAAAACTTCGCCCATGACTAATCCTCCCGCTCTCCTAAATTGAATTCCATTTGTCTACCGCATGTACTGCAATTGTCAACCCACATAAAGTACAACATTCCACAGTTCTTACACCGTGTGCCGGACCCTATGTTTAGGACATCACCGGCTTTCTTATTACGATTGCGCTGCTTCTTGGTTATACCTTGAAGTGGTTTGTCCTCATTGAATACGGTGCCAGCCCCGTAGGACTCGGCTAACCGTACTCCACGCTTTTGCAATCGTTGGATGTCGTCTAAGCCGAGGCTATTGTTAGATTCCATCTATTAACCTCACACTGTGTAGGTTAATAAAAAGTAGTGATTACCTAAAGACTGGAATGCGTGTATATCGACGAGAGCAGTTGTACTAGCAGCCGCTACACCAGTTGCAGTTGTGCCGCCACCAGTGGCTTTGATGTCTGCGTCTATTAGTGCTGTTGCCGTACCGTCTGCCATTTGTCTAGGGCTAAAAGGCCCAATCACATTGCACCCATATCCGCTTAGTACTGCCATTAGTCGTCACCTCAAGAGCGGCGACCTATTGCGAGAAAAGTTCCACCTGTAGTTTGATGGCCTACTGCACCGGCACTTAGAGTAATTGTAGTGCCACTAAAGGTAGCCATGTCTCCGGGTAAAGTCAAATCTACTGCTGCGTATGATGTACCACCAGCGATGTCTATATGCTGAACTTTTGCAAGGTTACCTGCTGCTGTCGGATTAACTATCACTGCGTCAATGCTTGCGAGCAAACTAGCCAAAGCAATTTGAGTATCTGTCGCTGCGTAACTTCCCGTTACTATCATTCTATCACCGAAATAACTCGGTCTTGGATCTATTGTTACTGCCATTATTCTTCATCTCCTGTTATATTTTGTTCTTCAACTGCCTCTTCGACTGGAACTTCTTCGACTACAGGTTCCGGCTCAGGAGCAGGTAGGTTGAGAACGGTTCCTACCATATCGAGCAACTTGCTCTTGGTATTATATCCGCCCACGACCTCACCTTTTCCTTTAAGCCATGCACTGATGTCTTTCTTAGTCCAGCCACTATCAGGGAGTCCGTCATTACCGGCATCGACTGTTACACCTGCGTCATCGTGAATCACGAAAAACTGAGGTCTTAGTCTAAACCTGTGTTCATCAAGCCATGCCTGACTAACTTCTACGGTTTCCCCTCTTATCCATTCCCCTGCTATGTCCATCCTACGACGGTACATTAAGGGTCCACGGAAGGTTACTTTAGGCAAGTTGAATCACCTTAACCTGCGATTAGTGTAATCAAGGTAGTATCGGTTGCTCCACCAACAGTGAATGTTAGTTCACCAGTTTCGTGTGCCACTACAGTTACTGCTGCTGCCAAAGACTCGTCAGTGTCAGTGTTGTTTGTCAAGTTGATAAGTGCATAAATTCGACTTAGGCTTGAGTCATAAGCATTAACTGCAAACTTTTGAGTTGTTCCTGTATTACCTGTTACCATAACTGAAATTAGTCTTAGACCTGATACTGGTACATTCGTTCCTGCAGAGTTAGTTGCTGCAAATGGGGTCAAACTACCCGGATAACCGGAGGTACCCCCACTGTATGCAGCCCCTGCTCCACTTAGCCAAGCGGTGTTGTCGCCCATTGTACCGTCTGCATCAGGTGCACTTGCTAGTGCACCCGGAGTGTTACCTGCAATTGGTATATCTAGGTATGTTGTCGTTACTGTTAGTTGTGTGTGCGATGTTACTGTTGCCATATTTTTTCATCTCCTTATTTTTATCACCATTAACTTCACTTAAGAGCACGGATCTGTCCTTGGCCTCCAAAGAAAGTAGTCCAAACTTCACCCATTGTGCGGTAAAGTCCTTCTTGCCCTAGTCTGTTAATTGCGAATGGGTCACCAGTCTCGATACCGGACTCAAAGTATTGAGTTGGTTTCGCAGTACTGTAGTATAGATAATCAGTGTCAAGCAGGTAAATTCTGCTGATACCGTCTGAGGCTACATCCTTAGATGGGATGATAGGTACACCGTTGTAAGTTGCGACAATAAATCCTGCCTCAACACCGGGTACACCTTTAACGCCGTTGTAAGTTGGTACAACTCTCTTCTCTTCCATGAACCTTTGTTGGCTCTGTAGAAGTTGCTGAATACGCATCAGAGTGTCATATCCTGTTAGTATAACCTTCGGGTTACCACCACGAATCCAAATCTTTTGGAACATTTCGTCAAGGTGGTCAAGGCTTAGAGTTCTGTCAGTAGAAGTGTCGCTAACAATATTGTTGCTCATCTCTGCACTTGCCCAAGAGTTTGCGCTTCGGTCAATGCTGTAGATGTCAAGGTCATTATCAGAAGATAAGTCGTCATGCCCTGCGTTCATTCCTGTGGTTGTTGCTGCAGTACCGTCATCATGGTATGCTGCAGTGATTCGGTCCAAAGACTCGATGTCATTTCCAGCAGGTGTGTCTACATCTGTAGTTAGCATTTGGTTGATGTGCTCAGCGTGGTGCTTGCCCATCTCTTCCTTTAGGACAGAGCGAATGTCGCCAAGTCCGTCATCCTTGTCATTCAAGAAGATTGCAACCTCGGACATATCGAATGAGTGTGCGATTGTCTTAGGCTTTGCTGCAACATTTTGGAATGTTGGCTTGGTAGTGTCAGGTAGTGTGCCGTTCTCAGGAATTCCGCCACCAACAGATGTTGAAGGCTTAGCGGTGACAACACGCCATCCACTTCGGTCCCAAGGTTTCTTAGGTAGAATGGAGAATGCGTTGAATTCTTGATTCAACTGGCTCCATACTTTGCGTCCGTAGATCGCTTGGTAAGTTCCTGCAGTTGTGCTCAATAACGGAGCATCTGCTTTGAGAAGTTCGCTACCGGAGTAACCGAATCCCATGTTAGTTCCAGCGCCATAATAATAACGCTCCATGTCTTGTACTGTTCGTGTATAATTTCGTGCCATGTTTATTCCTCCATTTAATTCCAAACTGTTCCTGCGAGACTGTGTACTTCATCCCACGACATGTTTGCTAATTCCTCTGTAGTTGGTATTTCTACTGTGGAGTTGTCATTTGCTTTGCGGATTTCTACCGCAGGTGTTGCAGAACTAATGTTATCAATTCTGTCACTTAGTTGTGATATTGCTTTCTCGATGTTAGTTAGTGGTGCACGAGCATCAAACTGTGATGCTGCACGAGCCTCTGCTTCGGTACTGAGTTCCTTTTGTAGGCGCTCGCCAAATACATCGTTTAAGTTGTTCTTGAATTGCTGCTCGATTGCAGCAGCCTTGAACACTGCATATGCTTCTTCAATTTCAGTTGGTGAAACTGTTTCAGGGTTTAGGTAAGATTTTGCGACTGAACCGCCACTACCT